AAATAAGGGAAAAGCAGGCAGAACTATCGAAAGCCTATGCCCGTTGCTTCAATACCGATGACGGGCAGAAGGTTTTAGAAGACCTCACCCGTCGATTTCTCTTTGATAACGCTACTGCCCTATCTAGCCAGAACGTCGCGTATGAAGCGGCGTATCACAATGGCGAGGCTGGCGTGATTCGCATGATCATCCACTACATACAACAAGCTGAACGACTATGACTGAAGAGACCAAGAAGCGTGGGCGCAAAGCAAAGCCCAAGTACGAGGTTGTCTGCGATGAAAAAGCACACCTCGACTCCATTAACTTCGATATGGACTGGCTTGGCACACTAGCCGACCAATATCAGTTTGATAAGTTCGAATACCTGCATAAGTTTCGTGCGTTTCGATGCTACAAGGCTGGGCAACACGTTGATTGGATCGACGTTAACGATGTTGCTTTGCTGAATGGCAAACGAAGGCTTGAGGAAATACGCCTCAGGCACCAACCCCTAAGCCCTAAGAGGGCGATCATTCAATATCCTTGGAGATAAATCATGGACGAACAGGCCGTAGATACAAACGATACCCTGACATCACTTGTTGATGCCGCTGAACCTACGTTGGGCGAGGGTGAATATTTCTTATCTGACAATGTAAAAGGCGTTGGCGAGATGCCCGAGTGGTACAAAGCCGATAAATACAAGTCAGTCGCAGAGCAAGCGAAGGCATACACCGAGCTAGAGAAGAAGTTTGGTGGATTCACTGGCGCACCAAAGGACGGCTATCAACTATACGATGGCGTTGAGTCTGATGATGCGTTGTGGGGCGAGCTGGTTGAGTTTGGCAACAGCACGAATATGTCTCAGTCTGCGTTGAATCAGGCATGGGAACTATTGACCGCACAAGAGCAAGCCATTGAAGAGGTCTCGGTTGAGGCTGAGATGGGCAAGCTAGGTGATAATGCTGTTGAGCGCATCAAGGTTGTTGAGCAGTACATGAAGAACAATCTCGATGGCGATACATACGAGCGACTGCGCTACGCTGTGAACAGTGCTGAAGCTGTTGAGCTAGTAGAGGCACTGGTCCGATCAACGGCACCCGCAAAACTACCGATTGATGGGCACATCGAACCCGGTGGACTTGAGTGGGCAGACATCGAGGCAGAGATGTTCCGCAAGGATGAGAACGGCAATCTGCTTCGCTCTGTTGACATAAACCATGAGCGTAAGATTCAGCGCATGATGCGAGAGTTTGGTGGTGATAAGCCATACACTCAGACGTTTGGATAACATCAACAAATAGTGGTATCATCGCGAGATCGGATACCCCTTTTCTAAGGCCCGATAGTTTTAGGTTGAAAGACTGACCGGCTATCGGGTACTCAGTCCAAAACCTCTAAATCATTGTTATCAACTTTGACAACGAGGAGACTGAATCATGTCAAAGAATCTTTCGGCAGTTGCCGTACAAGAGTTTGACAGCATGGTGAAGCAAGCATACCAAGGTATGGGCGTTCTCAAGCCAGCTGTCACTGTCCGCAATAATGTTGTGGGCGACATCTACAAGTTCCGCCGTATGGGTAAGGGCTTGGCTAACCAAAAATCTACTTCTGATCTTGTCACTCCAATGGACGTGACTCACGAGTTCAAGAATGCGACTCTCGCAAACTGGAACGCTCCTGAGTACACCGACATCTTTGACCAGCAGGAAGTAAACTTTGACGAGAAGCAAGAGCTTGCGAACACTATCGCTGGCGCTCTTGGCCGTCGTTGTGACCAGCTTGTCATTGACGCGATGGATGCCTCTACTCCGCTGACTACTACAGTTGCGGCTGGTGGCACCAACTTGACAATGGCTAAGGTTATCGACGCTCAGGTTGAGCTTCGCGATCAAGGTGTTCCATCTTCTGAGTTGTTTGCTGTTATCGAAGCAGGCGGTTTGGGCGGATTGTTGAACGATGAGAAGGCAACTTCTAGCGACTATCAAAACATCAAGGCACTCGTATCTGGCGAAGTCAACACACTTGTTGGTTTCCAGTTCATGGTGATCGAAACTCGTACTGAGGGTGGTTTGACTGAAGCGGCGAATGTTGTTGACTCTTGGTTCTTCCAGCGTCCAGCTGTTGGCCTTGCTATCGGCATCGACATGAAGACCGAAATTAACTGGATTCCCGAGCGTACAGCTTGGCTTTCAAACGGTATGTTGAAGGCTGGCTCTGTTGTACGTGATGAGGGTGGTCTCGTTAAAGTTCAATACGACAAGACTGCTTAAGGAGAACTAAGTCATGGCATTTGATTACACTAAGCTCTCTCGCATTGGCGGTATGGGCGATTCTCAGAAGGTTTACGCTTACGCGTCTACTGATTCAATCGCCACTGTTACTGGCTCGGATTACTTCCTGCCAGCAATCAACGAACTCGAAGTCAACGACATCATTTTCGTAAGCGACTCGGATGCGGCGGCTGTTACTATCACTTTTGTGAAGACTAACAACGGCACCACAATCGACTGTGCTTCCGGAACTGCACTCGGCGACGCCTAAGTTCCTCGGCCCCTTCGGGGGCCATTCTATTTTCAGGTGAGTTATGGCGAGTAAGATCGACTTAATTAGCAATGCGCTTATTCTGATCGGGGATACTCCGATTAACGCACTTACTGGCGGATCACGGCGCGAGACAGTTGCCAACAATCTTTACGACAACATCGTCCAGAACGAGCTAACCAAGCATCGTTGGGGCTTTGCACGTAGGAAGGCACAGATATCTCTGCTGACGGATACCCCGGTTGACCCCAATGGCTGGAGAAGCATCTACCAGCTACCCACTGACATGCTGTTTTTGATCACTGTCACCCCTGATTCCAACTATCAGATATACGGCGACAAGGTATACAGCAACTCTACCCAAGCCCTATACGCTGACTACATTGCAAACGTCACTGAAGATGAGTGGCCTGTGTACTTCGCAAAGATGATCGAGTACGCATTGGCTATGGACTTCGCGGCGAGCATTAGAGACAGTTCTGCGGCACGAGGTGAGATGGCGGCGGCTTATGTGAATGCGTCCCGTATGGCACGATACACGGACTCTCAGCAGTACCCAACGGAGCAACTACGAAGCAACCCGTTCACTAATGTGAGGTTCTAATGGCTTTCACCAATGAAACACTGTCTCATATTGGCGGGTCGTCTCCAGCACCAAGGATTTACACCTATTACACTAATGACTCTCAAGCGACTGTCACTTCGGCAAATTATTTCAGCGAAGCGTCTACAAAATTACAAGTTAATGATCTAATTCATATCATAAACACAACGCTTGTTTACACGGTCGTGGTAACGGCTGTCAGTAAAAAGTCTGTGACAATAGCTAGAAGCGGTATTACTAGCGCGGGATATGCTATTTACGAAGATTCGAGGGTTACAACGACGACCTTGGCTGCGGGTGTGTTAACTGTAATCCCCAATGATGCGCTAGGAACAAATACCACTAACGCCTATCTTCCATTGGGCGTGACCAATTTGTGGAATGCGGGGACAAGCTCGTTTGATTTTAGCGAGTTAGCAGTAGGCGATGCTGTTGAAATGAGGATTATTGTTCAACCTACAACTACCAACAACAACACCGAAATAGAATTGGATTTGTTTCTTGGCTCTGGTGGCGCTCAGTATAAAGTACCGTTTATTACTACACAAAATTTCCAATTTGCTGGCCTGTTTGAAGCTACTCGATACACTTCCTTTCCCATAAGGGATGAAGATACGAGAACGTCTCCTGCACAATTTAAAGCGATAGCAGATAAAAACTGCACTCTTCAGACCGATGACTTCTTTATAAAAGTGACGCGCAATGGCTAAGACTCGCTATATACAGTCTAACTTTGTAAGCGGTGAACTATCGCCACTGCTGAAGGGCCGTATTGATATCAATCAGTATTATCAAGCGGCTGAGACGGCTAGTAATGTTGTGATTGTCCCTCAAGGTGGCTTGCGTCGTCGTCCCGGCACTGAATTCATCGCTGAGACCACACGCAACTTGGTGTCTTTCCCCTACACAGGAACCATGCCGAATGGCGGCACAGCGTCGGTACTGTATGGCAATGACGCAACAACCACATCGACCACGGTAGCGATTGGCACAACCAATGATTACGTCGTAGTCAAAGCTGATAAAGGTGCAACCAACATAGCTGATATCGAGTTTATAGATATTCGACAGATCAGCTTGTCGTCTGGCACTTCGACTGAGTTCAAGGTTCAGTATTCCTCTGATGATGTGACGTATACCGATGCAGGCGACGTTCCATTGATCGGCACAAGCCCACAGGACTTCCGCATCAAGATTGGTATATATGCTCGCTACTGGCGTCTGGTCCGTGTTGGCACGACTGACTTGGGATCAGCAACAATCACGGCGGCAGGATTTCAGTTAATCCAAGAAACCGGCGTTGATAGTGACTGTAAGCTGGAAGACTTCAGCGTTGAGGATGACCGTCATTACCTGATCGAGTTCACGCGGGACAATATCGCTATCTTCCGCTCTCAACTTGTGGGTATAAATATCCAGACCACTAGAGTTGCGGACATCAAGCCGACTTACGATTCCACTGTTGACGTGTCAACTGTGCGTACAGCACAGATCGAAAACGTCATGCTGGTCTTCGGTAACTTTGAGCCGATTCGTTTGGTGAATCTTGGCACGGATGCGGATTGGGTTATCGACAATATCCCGTTCATTAACGTCCCGCAGTACGACTTTGACGACGACCAAAGCCCAACCCCCGTTGATGACGTGCAAGTGCTGACATTAGGCGGCGGTAGTTTGGCAAAAGGTGACAGATTCCAAGTCGATATCGAGTCAATCCAGTCCAAAAACATTACATTTGCGGGTGACGGTACGGCAGATGAGCAAGCCTCAACTGTTTTCAACATCCAAAAGAATCTGCAAGAGATGCCAGTCTTTGGTGAGACAGGTGTAGCCGTAGCAAGAACGGGCGCATTGCAGTACACGATCACAATATCGGGCGAATCCACAAAAAACTTCGAGTTGTTTTCTGGCTACTTCACTGAGGGCAATGCAAGTAATACGGTTTCGTTTGTAAAGACCGCCAACGGTACGCCCAGAAAAGAAGACGTTTGGTCTGTTACCCGTGGATATCCTATCAGCGCGTGTTTCTATGAAGGCCGATTGGTGCTTGGTGGCACTCAATCTAAGCCTCAGTCGATCTTCATGTCCAAGACGGGCGCATTCTTTGACTTTGACATTGATGACGGCGATGACGATGAGGCGATCTTTGCCACTATCTCTTCACGCAAGCTCAATGACATTGTTGACGTATATCCCGGTCGTAACTTGCAGATATTTACGTCTGGCGCGGAGTTTGCTGTAACGAGCAGGCCCGTCACCCCGTCCAGTATAAACATTCAGCCACAAACTTCACACGGTGCAAACAGTGTTGAGGTCCAAGATGTGGATGGCTCGACCATATTTGTAGACCGCTTTGGTAAATCGCTCCTGAGCTTCCTGTATTCGTTCAATGAGGACGCTTACACCACAGACGATAGGTCGGTACTGGCCTCACATTTGATCAATCAGCCGGTCGATATGGCGCTCCTAGCGGGTACTGCGAGTGACGACGCTAACTGGCTATTTATCGTAAATAGTGACGGTACAGCGGCCATTCTTAACACTCTAAGAAGCCAAGACATCAACGGCTTCACTAGCTGGAGTACAAGCGGCAACATCAAGAGCGTTTGCGTTGTAGATGATCAACTGTTTATGACGGTTGAGCGCACTGTAAACAGCGTGGCAAAGCTGTTCATTGAGCGCTGGGACTTCACCTATCTCATGGATTGCTCGATCAAGAGCGTACAAGTGGCTGGTGTTATCGACGGACTGGACCATTTGGACGGCGAATCGGTCAAGGCCATTACACGCGAAGGCTATCTGGACAAGAACGAGGGCTATGTGCTGTCGTCTTACACGGTAGCTAGTGGGCAGATCACACTCGATGCCAGTGAACAATACTCGCTAACCACATATGAGGTTGGCTTACCGTTTGTTCCTACGATCAAGCCGATGCCACTAAACACGAACATCGGATCAGGTCAGAACCAGATGCGCCTGAAGAAGATCGTCCGCATGAACCTGCGTGTCTATGAGTCTTCCGGTATCTATATCGACGATATCCCTGTACCTATTCGCTCGTTTGGCGAGGCAGGTATCACGTCACCACTTACTAACGAGTCTATTGTCCCCACAAGTGGCATAATAGAGGATGTTTACGATATTAATGGCTGGGGTAGAGAGGTCATACCGACGATTACGTGTCCTGATCCTACACCCATGCACATACAGATGATTGAATACGAGATCGAGGGTAACTGATGGACCCGCTTACTATATTTTTAATTACGGCAACCGCCTTATCTGGAGGCGCGTCAGCCTATGGTCAGGTGCAAGCCGGAAAGGCGCAAAAGGCTTCGCTAAAAGAGCAGGCAAGACAAGAGGAGCTTGCGGCTCAGAGTCAGGAAATAGCGCGTCGGCAGGAACTAAACCGGGCATTGGCGGCTAACGTTGCGGCACTCTCAACAGCAGGAATTAGTGGGGAAGGTACGCCAGCAAGTCTGGCCTTGGAAAGCGCACGACAAGCAGGTCTTAGTGAGATGACTATCGACTTGTCGGAGAAGCTAAGAAGGGCGTCATTAGAACGCCAAGCAAAAGCGGCAACACAAACAGCAGGATTGGCGGCGGCAAGCACTTTGCTTAGTACCGGAATAAAAGCGGCACAGTTAGCGCAGACGGAATAATAGTTATGGCTCAGAAGCGCATTGAATACTATGGCAGGTTTACGCCAACAGGTGTAGATACGTCTCAGGCTAAACGCTTGCAGGCGCTCTCTGGCTTGGCTGAACAGGTCGGCGGACTTGCGTATGAGATCGGTGCGGGTATACAGGAGCGCAGAGGCCTAGAGGCTGGACTCAAGGCTGGACAACAAGCGGCAGAGAAAGGCGAGATAATTGAGACGCAAAAAGGCTTTCTGTCGCAGATATCTATATTCGATCAGGCGTACAACAATGCACTGACTAAAGCCTACGTTGCTGGCGTTGATAACGATGCGCGAGAAGCCATTAACCGATTGCTGACTGACAACCCCGATGACATCGAGGCGTTTGATGAGGCTGTCACTGCCTATCGCAACGGCGTCACACAGAACATAGCCGATGAGTTCCGACCATTGATCGACCAGTCGATGGATCAGATGATCTCTAGCGCGCGGTCGCAGGTACACCAAGCGCAGACAGCTAGGAACCTAAAGAACGCAGACGACACGCTGATTCGCTCTGGTCAAACAGCAACCGAGGCGGCACTAAAGGCCGCACGTATTGGTGATGATGAGTCGGCATTGATTGGACGTATGAATGCGTTTGCAACTTTCGATGCGCGTGTTGAAGCTGGGACAATGACCCCGGCGGCGGCTGAGACTGCAAAGCAGAATCTTATTGTGGCTACTGAAGGCGAGAAGGCCCGAGGTGGACTGCAAGCTATTATCAAGAATCGTGGTGCGTATGCGGCGGTTGAGTTTATCAATGCAGTAGCTGAGACACCTGTTAGTGACTTCACACTCGAACAGCAGGAAAATCTTGCAGACGTCCTACGTGCCGACCTAAACGAGTACATATCACTGACCAACATCCAAGAAACACAAGCTGAGGAAGCACTGAAGGCCCGTCAAGGCGAGAACTTCACTAGCCTGTACGTGGGCATCATTAACGGCGAGACAGACGTGGGCGACATTACACGCACTGCTATGGCTGGCAATCTCACGCAGTCACAACTGACTACGCTGACCAACGTAATGAACACTCGCGGCCAAGGCATTGATGACTTCGATCTGATCTATGACATCCAAACGCAGATGTATCAGAATCCAGAAGCGGCACGTAACCTGATTATTGCAAACACTGGCACCCGGCTGACGTCATCTAGGGCGCAATCACTGCTGACTACACTAGATGAAGAACCTATTCTGAACACGCCAAAGGCTACACGCTACCGCAAGTATGTCAGCACGAACGTGGGCATTGTTGACCCCATTACAGGCCGCTTCACTGGCGCAGGTACAAAAGAACGTGCGGCTGACTTGATGCTGGCATTTGATGAGAAGGTATTGGCTGGCGAAGATCCTGCCGCTGTTGCGGAGCAGTTGCTAGATATCAATGACATTCCACCTCAGTTCACTAGCGAAGCCGATGTGAACAAGGCGCTTGAGAAGCTAGAGGGGCAAGTCGCAACTATGGATGCGTCTGAATACAATGAAAAAGAGAAAGAGCTACAGCAGTATTTAGTCCGCATTAGGAACTTTCAGAACATGATGGCTGATATTAAGAGAGGGCAATAATGTCTAGAGCGAAACTAATTGAACTCTCTCGACGTGCATTAGAAGGCGATGAGGCGGCTGTTGCCTCACTACGCACCGAAGACGTAGATGTGCCAGATGAGGCGCTTCTGAGACGCGCACAGAACCGTATCAACAAGATCGAGCGAGAGGCCATGCGTGTGCCTTTCGAGAAGCCCAAGGCTGGCTTCAAGGCTTATCACGCTAGTCCATATAGATTCACAGCATTTGATAACGAAAAAATTGGGCGCGGCGAAGGCGCTCAGGCGTACGGAGAAGGATCTTATTTAACAGAAACCACAGATTCAGCGCGACCTTTTAGAAGAAATATAAACAGAGACCGCCTCGAAAGTATCAATGACCGCATTAGTGAAATTTCAAAACAATTACCCAAGTACGAAATTGCTGGAATGTATAGGCAATTTAACGATCCAAAAGGATTTGAGCTTGCTGGTGAATATGATCGGCTAATTGATGAAAGGTCTGGCCTGAGCGATTTTAATATCACCATTGGCGATCGAGATATCAATGATGTTTATAACGATCTAACTGGCGCTAGAGCTACTGATCTTGACTATCAAAAGGCTGAAATCATTGAGCAGATAATGATTGATGGTGATACGCTGGGAGTTGTACAGCGTCAAGAGGAGTACGACGCATATCCCGAAGGCGTATATAAGTGGTTTAAGGAAACGATACAGCCAAACTTTGATGCTCCCGGCGCTCTTTATGAGGTAACTATAAAAGCCGACAAGTCAGAGTTGTTGGATTGGAATAAATCTGTTGCTGATCAGCCGCCAGCCACCCGCGATGCGC